GATATCATCTTGTGTTAATGGGTTTGGATCAACACCGATTTTGGAGTTGATATTCATAATTTCATTGATAGTGGCTACTTGTAATGGAGAGCGGATACCCCACATTTTTTCCATTACTGTAATGGCACCACCAAGTACGGTTTCATTGTGCTCATTAGTAAACAACACATTGCCGAATTCATCAGTTGCACTGATTTCTGTACGGAATGTTTTAGGTTGTTTAGTTGCAGGAGCAGAGAACTGTTCTTTCAAAACATCAACTGTACCGATACGATCGGAGAGTTTTTTATTAACAATATTACTCATTACTGAATTCTCCTTTTACTAGTTAATTATAGTGTTTTTTAATCGTGTGTTTAAACTGTATTGTGTCTTTAGATACTAGTTGTTTACCAGTACCTGTTACTTTAGTTGCAGTACCTAACGAACTCTTCAAAGGAGTCTCCGTAATAGGATACACACTGTTTTCAATAGATGTTTCTATTGTATTGTTTTTTGGGTTAATTCTTTCCACATGACGCAAATCGCTTAAGAATCTACGATCTTTGAATTGATAATAGGAACCAAAGTATGGCATGAGAGTCTTAACTAACATACCATCCGTCATGGCTTTATAGGACTCAATCTTATGATGATCGAATAATTCTTGGAAATCTTTGAAGCTTAGATCAGCCGGGTCATCATTTGTTAACCGATGTTTATTCTTCATATGTAATGGGAAGCGTTCCTTCAAGTAGGTTATTGAGGAATACACATACCATTCCATTAGATACGCAGTTAATTTTTGATAGATAGCAACCTTTTCTTCTGTTTGAATGTGGTCGAATAAATCGAGTTTACTGTGGACGATAACGTCGACGATAAAGTTACGAACTTCCACTTCACTCAATGGGAATTTCTCACGGAACGATTTATCTTTGATGAAGCGTAATAGTTCAGAGATTTCCACTTTGTCGCCTGCAGAATCTTTCAAGTCGACATCTTTAGATGTGTTAATGATATCATAGAAACGCATAGCGAAATGGTCATCTAATTGAACATCTTTCCAGATGAAGTGGATTCTATCTGTAAAGTGAATGAAGTCTTTAACTAATTGCCAAGACCATGTACGATACTCTTCAGTAAACTTAATCTTATCATCATATTTATTCGTTACAGTAATCATAGAAATACAATCATCATAGATATATTGTAACGCTTTACGATCCTCAATCGTCATATTAACTTCCATACCCTTGAGTTTATCAAGGATTTTAAGCATATTGAAATGAGGGTCATCTAATACGTATACAAGGTCGGAGAATGCGTCAGATACGGTGTATGATTTAAACTCATTAACCAACTTCTCAACCATCTTAATCAAATCCGTTTTCTCGTTTAGACTACTGATGAATTGGAACTCATCATCCAATGAGGATAATTTATGTAAGATATAGTTGATTAGGTCATCTAAGTCTTTACGCTTACCGCGGATATCATTAAAGATATTCCATAAATCAGGACGTAAGTCTTTTAATAAATCTTCGTAACTGGAAGCATATTGACCATTTGGTTTCTTATAGAGTTCCTTAACGTCTTCTGTAATAAGTAGAGAATCATAGAGTTTCTTATAACACTCATATGTTTCTAAGTCTTTAGTTAAACGCATACGTTCATCAATAAACTTACGTAAGCCATTGATATTGCGATATACATCATCTACATCATTGATAGTTGGTGTATGTATCTTAGTGAAGAATTTAAGGATTTCAGGGTCAATGCGTTTAGAGCAAGCCCCTTTGCCGTATAATAAGTCATCACGAATCTTAGGGATATCTCCCTTGAAGTTGAAGCCATATACGTTGGCGATTTGATATCCTTTAAGAGGAATCTCACCACGTAAACCAAACTTATTGGCGACTAACGTGCATAAGAAAATAACCAACTCGTATAAATTGACATAATCAGGACTTAAGCGAGGGAGTTTCATTTTTAACTTATTCATTTCATCCTGATTATCAATACACATACGAATTGTGTAGGTAGATTCATAGAACGTTTTAGTCATACTATAAATCAAGTCGATTGACATGTATTTCGTAATAATAGAGTTGAAGTTATTATGACAAATCTTCTCCATCAAGTCCGAATCATTAATCCAGTAAGGGTCACCATCGGTAATCGCATGATAATCTACTTTGTTATCTGGATTAGCAATCGCAGCGGCAGGGTCCATGTCACGAATATTAACACGTTGGAACCATACGTTCCATGTATTTTCACAGTCAATGACTTCTTTAGGGTTCCCTTCTTCATCTACGATTGTTTTATATTTAATGACTGGGTTATCATTTTTATCTCGCTTATAATCCTTCACCAAGTAATACTTGTATACATTAACCTTGATGAAGTTGAAGATATTGGAGATATCATAAATGACTTGGTTAGAGGATTTTACTTGCAACATCAAGTTCAAATCCTTAGCAATAATTCGTTGGTATAATACAGCAATCTCTTCAAAGTAAGGCATATTATAACCTTCGAATAGGTATCGTATCAATGAGTCATCATAGAACTCACGAGTGATACCTTGTTTAAAGATGTTGGCGATGAATCGTTGGATTGCAATAATCATAATTAAGAATCCCATGAATTCATCATAATATTCAAACATCTTGTTGTCTTCTTGGGTATATAAACCCATCATGACATAGTCACGAGCTTCGTTATAGAACTTAACAAAGTCGTTAGATATATACTCTATGTCTGATGGTAATACATATAGTAATTCATAGTTTCTAGCAGTCCTAGCTGTATGATATGGTATAGCGTAGCCACCTAAAAATTTCAAATATGGTTTATCTGGGTGCTTCGCGATTAGTTCATCAGCTATACCGCTAGTTGTTACTAAATGAGCTAATTGAGGATCCAATTCATGAACTGGAACGTTCGTTGGAATACCAAAACGGTTCTCCGGAACGTAGACAAAATCGGTATCTTCCATGTTTGGTTCACCATGTAACATACGATAATAGTTATTGTGTTCTTCAAAGGAACCGATGATTAAATTCTTTTGAAGTTGAACAACCCTATCTCTGTATTGAGGAGGGATATTTTCTTTATCTTGTTGGCATTTCGTCAATAAGAGACGATCTATTCCCGCTTTAACAAGAACGCTGCGTTCAAACGTAATATAAGAATCCCAGTAATCCCCAGTTTCAATGGCTGCCACATAGGCATCACCCATTAACTTGGTATTCTTGGATTCATATTTTTTTGCTTGTTTCGTTTGTTTGATAACAGCAGACCGAATAATTTTTCGTAATTGTAACAGGAATGTGTCCATGTCTATACCATTATATAGCATAGCTATACCATCCTTTCTAAATACATAGTTATTGTACTTAAATAGATGTCAAATTAACCAAAAAAAAGAGGAACGGAAAGTTCCTCTTTTTCTTATTACTTACGAACCACTTTGATAATCGTATCGCCCTTACGAACAGGGATTACTTTCTTACCAGGATGGTTACGTGTTAATTCAGGGAATTCATCAGCTGATACATCGAACATATCAGTTTTCAATAAGACTCTGAATTCACAGAAATCATTACAAGCAATCACAAAGGATAAGTGTTCACCTTTCGCTAAGCTAATGAGTTTTAGTACTTGACCACGTCTATCGGATTTAGCGAAGGTATCTAATGTACAACGTTTACCATTACCTTTATCGGTCAAGATAAGCATTTGGTCATCAGTGTTGGATACACGTGCAATACCAACGACTTCATCGCTAGGAGCTAGGTCAATACCAATTACACCACGGCTCATACGATTGGTTTCTGCAAAGGAACCTGTATCAAATCGTAAACCATTACCTTGTTTAGTATAGGCAATGATATCCATAGATTCTTTACCTTTTAATACAGACACCAATTCATCATCTTTATTCAAGATGATACTTGCTACGGATGTTCTGAATGGATATTTTGAACAAGATGTTTTCTTGATAATACCCTTCTTAGTAATGAATGTGAATGCTTCATTAGAATTGATAGCATCTTTTGTAAAGATAGCTACTACGTCACCATTGATATTCACGTATTTACTTAGTGCTTCACCATAGGATTTCTTATCAGAAGCTCGGATTTCACCAACTTCTAATGCATGTACATATCCCTTACGGTCGAAGAAGATTAAGCTATCTAAGTTATTCGCATGGATAATCTCAACAGGTTCATCACCTTGGGCTAAATCACCAATGGACTTAACGTTGTCAAGAAGCTTCTTAACATAACCGTTCTTAGTGAATACAATTAAGTGTTCTGTATCGCTATATTTTGCATCCGCTTTCGCTTTGATAACACGTGATAAGCGAGGTTTACCATACTTAGCAATACCTTTCTCAAGTTCAGAGATGATTACTTTATCTAACTTCTTAGGTTTCGTAATCAATTCTTCACAGACTTCAATTTCATCAAGAGCGTCTTTCAATCGCTCTTTGAAACGTTTCAAAGCGGATTTACTGAATTCGCTCATACGAAGATTGATAATCTTGTTAGCCTGCACAGTTGTCAATACATAGTCCGCATTCAACATCTTAATCAACTTATCATCTTCAGACTTCTTAATCATTTTCATGATTTTCTCAGCTTTACCTGGAGTTTCAATGATATCGATTAATACTTCTGTGATATATACCAACTCTTTTAGCTTAACTAAACGAATGGTATAGATTTTACGTTTGAATAGTCGACGGTTCATAATCCAACTATGAACGATTTCTCGTAAATTGAATAATTTAACCGCATAGTTATCCACGAAGTTCATTTGTGTAGGGAATGAACTTTCCAACCCCGCTTTAGCGTATAAGAACATCTTCATTTGATGTAAGTCTACTTCTTTAGCAAACTCGAGAATGAGATATACGGACTCAGCATCAGACGCGTCATTAATACGTTTCAAACCAGGGAGTTGTTTACTCTTACTGAATTCTGCAATCTTGGCGATCACAGATTCAATCTTTGTTTTATATGGTAGAGATGTGATGGTTAAGATATGTTCATCTGGATCTTCAATAATGGTAGAACGCATTTTGAATACACCTTTACCAGTTTCACAAATCTCATTAAATTGACCTTCATCCACAATATCACATCGAGATGGAATATCTGGAATGAGATATGGGTGATAGTCTGGGTCTTTAATACATTTGATAACTTCTTCAAATGCTTCTACTAGGTTAAAGGATGGTACATACGTAGCCATACTGAATGTGAACCCAGTAGATGGTTTTAATAACATATTTGGATATTTGGCTGCCAAAGATAATGGTTCCATAAGGTCCTGATTATACGTTGGAGCCATATCCATTACTTTATCATCCCATTCACTGAAGAAACAATCGTAAGCAAAGTCGGATACACGACCCGTAATATACCGAGCACTTGCTGATGGACTACCAGCAATCTGACCATTGTTACCACCTATTGTCATCAATGGATAAGGGACTTCCCAGTCTTTACCAAGACCAGTAATTACATTTTCTACAGATGAATCACCATGAGGATGAATCTTGATAACGTCACCAATCAATGACAATACCTTTGTCATTTTTTTAGTAGCACCCGCTATCTTAGCTGTCGCATATAATACACGACGTTCAACCGGTTTCAATCCATCTGTAATATCTGGGATAGCACGAGCCAACACAACGTTGGTCCCGTACTTATACATCCCGTCTTCATTATATGCACCGATGTTCTCTTCAACAACACCACGGTTATTGGTATAGAGGGACATGTCGGTGATTTTACCACTAAACTTCTTATTTGTCTTTTTTGCCATCTCTACGTCTTCTCCAGTCATCTCTTAGTATAAAGTACTCTTGAGATTTTTCCATCTCTTTCGTTTCGTTATATAGGTACAATGCACCTAATATACTAAGTAGTACGATGACAATAATGATCGCTATTAGTTCAGATAGTTCCATACTATTCCCTCCTTAGTTATCTAAATCATCACGGTTAAACTTATGACTATTATCAATCATGAAAGCCTTACGAAGTTTTGTATTCGGACCATGTAATACTTTAACAGTATCAAGTTCACGTTCCAAATCATCGATTGTCAAACGAATGAGTTCACGGTTAGCTGGATTCAATGTAGTTTCCCACATAATCGTTTTATCTAACTCACCCAACCCTTTTATCCGTTCCTCGATTGGAGGCAGATACTTTTTCGTTTCACGGAAGAACATACCAAGACTGGTATGAACTTTACCACCTTCTTTGGTTTCCATAGTATAATATATATCGGAATTGTTTACTTCTTTAATGAACTTCAATAGACGTGAAGCTTTGTTAAAGAACGCAATATCTACCAATAGATATTGATATACACCATTGATAGAACCTTGAATAACTCCTGTCTTATCATCATATGCTAATTCAGGGAATCGTTTCTTCAATTGTGTATTAAATGTTTTAGTTTGACCATGTAACAATGTGAATTCAATCAACTCTGGATTCGTATAGAAGTATTGAGCCAATGGTTCAAGTTCCAATAGATAATCAGAGTTTACATTGATTAATTCATGCATTTCGGCATCAGATAATTTGTGACCTTTACTATTCGTAAGCGTAACGTTTTCAACTACGTTATCCGCGAATAGTTTATAATAGTCAACCTTAGATAGGATATACTTATGCTTGTTATCCTTTAGGATATACAATGGAGCTTTTGCTTTGTATAGCATACCTTGTTGTACAAGCACAGGCATGAAACATAAGAAGAATGTTGATAGTAACGAAGTCATATTATAGCCGTCGATATCTGAATCGACGAAGATAATGATTTTATCGAACTTTGATTTACTTAAATCAAAGTCTTTACCAATACCAGTACCAATGATTTTAGTCAAGGCTTTCAATTCTTCATTTTGAAGAACCTTAGCCAATGGTTCACCATAGGTATTCATTGGGTTACCTTTGATTTTAAATACAGCTTGTGTCATAGGGTCACGAACAGCAGTTACGCCACCTTTCGCAGAATCCCCTTCGACTATGAATAGTTCCTTATATCCTTTACCAATCGCTGGACTATAACCACTCATGATAGATTCTTCTAATGAATCCATCGGTTTATAATCGGACTTACGGATCTTAGAAACTTCAAGTCTTGCACGAGCATTTTTCTTAATATAGGTAGCAATCTTCTTAGCTTCAGAAGCATGTGATTTCATATACTTCATAACGGCATCATAGACTGCATCACGAATCTCTTTTCCTAACTCACGATTACCAACCGCTTCTTTTGTTTGGTTCGTAAATTGTGGGTCATTATGGAATAAGAAGATTTCTGTACATAGACCCAAACGAATATCTTCGAAAGTGATATTCCACTTTTTCTTTTCGTTATCAGTCATATACTCTTGGGTAATCTTAGACATAGCTTGACAATAGCCAGTTTTAGCACCATTCACATGTTCACCATGCTGAATCGTTTTAACCCAGTTACAGAATGAGAGTGTATTATAGCCATCTGTGCTATCATTCTCATCATAGTTGAAACATACTTGAATATTCGGAGCTTTCACATTAAAGTGGATTGTTGAACTCAAGAGAGGTTTCTTAATCGTGGAGTCGAGAAGTTCAACTGGACCATTTTTATGTTTTAACTTAATAGCCTTCTTCTCGTCACCTTTCTTTTTAATCGCAGAGTAATAAATGGTTTTATTACTCGGCATGAAGTAAGAGATAGTATCGATCCATTCGAACAACTCTCCTTCATCGATATTACATTTACCAAGGTATTTAGCACTTGGTACGAAGATAGCTTCAGTACCATGTAATTCCTTGGATACGGTTTCATATACAGGTTCACCTTTAAGACGCCCATCAACGAACGCAAAGGTACCACGTTTACCGTCACGTGTGATGGTGAGTGTTAGGTATTCAGATAAGGCATTAATTGCTGTTAAACCAACACCATTCTCCCCAGCTTTAAAGGAAACTTCAGCACCATCTTTGGTCTTACCGAAGTTAGAACTGGATTGAAGTTGGGATACAACATCAATAACATGCTCAAATGGAATACCACGACCATCATCTTTTACGGTTAATTTATTTTCTTTCACATCAAATGCGATGTAGATATTCTTACATGGGGAATGTGGCGACATAGATTCATCAATAGCATTATTGATTAATTCTTTACATAGATGCAATGCACCTTTCTCACCTTTGTAAGAGATATACATAGTCGTCCTCTCACGAAGACGTTCCAGGTCATCTGTGATGACGGTTATGTTATCATCTTTGTACTTTGCCATAATCTTAAATGGACCTCCTACTATAAATAACAAATACTAATTTGTTAAATTGCTAATTATCTTTAATAGGCTGTACTAGTGTACGGGCATTAAAAAAATAAGGTAGATTAACTACCTTATTTTTATATCGTTTAATCTTCAACTGCCTTAAAGATAGAAAGTAATGAATTGCTCATTCCTTGATACTTAAAAGCGGTATTGAGGATATTGGTACCAGAATACAATGTTAGGTTATGCATAGGCATATCATCATCGTCATCATCTTCCTCATGATGATGGTGGTGATGTCCATCACAACAGCTACATCCGCAAGTTTCCGGTTCATCATCTTCAGCATCCTCACCAAAAATTTCTAAGGAATCGACACCTTGGGATTTAACATATTCTTCCATGAGAGAACGATCGAAACCAGTAGATGATTCATAACGTTCGGGTTGTAGTAAACGGTTGATTTCTGTCATAACGACATAGACACCATTTTCATCAGCAACTTCATATAAATTATTGACGGTCTCAGTATCATCTGTAATGGAGATGAGCATGATAATATCACCATCAATTAAGTCACCTGTATTTATATAATGATATGGGTCACCTGTACCCAATAAGTCAAAGCCAGCGTTAACTTGGTTAAACCGTAAGATATGTACCATTGGTGCAATAGCATCAAGATCTTCAATCTCACCAGATTCTTCATCATAGATAGCTTCCATGATATAATCCGTATCTTTATCAAAATACATGAATGCTTGACCTGGTACTACCTCAGAAAGGAAATTACCATTTTCATCGAATGGAGTTCCTTGGATTAATTCGCGTAATTCTTCTTGTGTGTACATATTATTTTCTCCTTTAAAAAAAGATAAGAAATAAGGAATATGGGATGAACCCATATTCCTTATCATAGCTTCATTTGGAAGCTTTAAATCGATTTAAAATTTCCAAAAGATATTATCGGCGAAGAATGGAGCTACCGCCACCAACTACTGTCATGGAAGAACGGTATTTCTTACCACCTTTACCATGTTTCTTGTTTTTCTTGCCGAAAGCGTTGTTTTCTTTCAACATGATAACTTTGAATGCACGAGCTGCCCAGTCGATTGCACGTTGAGCTTTAACCAATTTCTTAAGTTCTTCACTATCAGGTTTGAAGTCTGCTTGTAATTTGGTTAGGTTGGCATAGTTAAGACCATCACGTTTCCAAGTTTTCAAGTGAGCTTTCACTTTTTCTGGATCGTTTTGTTTCATTAAGAAACGGAAGTCAAGTTTAGCACCACATTCTTTGCAGCGGAAAACGCCTTCTGTTTTCGTTTCTTTCAAACGCATGGAATTGCCACGTTTGTGCAAGCATTCAAATTGAGTGTCACGTTCTTTTTGTTCAAGAGCGTAACGTTCTTGACGGATACCCGCAAGGATTTTTTGAATACCATTCAATTGGTTTTTGTCTTTGTTTTTGTGTTTCTTTGCCATGTGTATATAACCTCCTAGCAAAATAAATAATAATCGATAGAGAATTGTTCTATCACGTTGAAATAATATATATTTTTATTTCAACTTGATTTACTGTACTCGCTTATGTTAAAGCTAAGTCGAAGTTCATGCGTAGATAATCTACATTTTTATCATCCGCAAAGATTAACTTCTGGATATTCTCCACATGTACAACGTCCCAATAGTAGGCTTTGTTGTCTTCATCATATGGGCTTTTACCAGGGAAGTATACCTTACGAGATAGGCATGAAATATCTGTTTCAATTTTGAAGCATTCATTAATAGGTACTGCTTCAAGAATGAACGGTTGTTTGTCTTTCGTTGCAGGATCCGTATTAGGGACTTTGCGTTTATCATCAAAGTACCAGCGAATCGAGTTATCGAAGATAATGCCCGCTAACTTATCGATACCTTTTTTATTAATGATTGCTTGGAATTCACCGATATCCATTATCGTTTCCTCCTTTTCTTCTTCTTATTTGAAGTTACTCGCTTGTTAGATGACTTATTTTTATTCACTGTGGAATTCCCTAACAAACGTTCACGAATCTGTTGAGCGATTCGTTTATTCTTAGCACGCCAATCATATTCGATGACTTTTGGTGCAAAGGTGAGCTGTTTGGAGAACGAATTCTCCAAATCAACTCCCGTCATGGTAAATAGTTCTTTCATATCTACTCCAATATAATCAACTGGTCAATAGCGCGGGTAACGGCAGTGTATAGCCATTGACGTCTAAATTGATAGTCGCCAAATGGTTCATTAATAACGATTACCTTATTATACTGACTACCTTGTGCTAGATGACATGTGATAGCATACCCATATTCAAACTTATTCAAACGGGACATATGAGACTTACGATATTGAGCTGGTAGTTTAAGATACTCTCTATCCATCGGTAAATCGATGAAAGACTCTGTCATAAATTCTGGACGGAAATCTATCGTTAATCGTTTCGATGTAGAGTTCTCTAGGTTAATATCTGTAATATACCCAACTAACCCATTGATTAAGAATATATTGTCACCAATAAAGGTATTCCAGTTATTCTGACGACATATCATCTTATCACCCACTACTGGGTCTTCTGAAATATAGTGCTTCAGTTCCTTGCGGTAGAAGTTGTTTAGACCATCACGAGTCTTATTTGTGCCACAGATAATGATGTCGCTATATAGGAATAGCTGTTTATCGAAATCTTTCTGGGACATAATCGCGATAGAGTTCCCTATATTACCGCGGGATAAGCGTTTACCCTCTAAGATATCCTTAGCTAACCAAGGAATAGGGGATTCGTCACTTTGACGCATAATCTCTGTTAGAATCACATCAGGGTTCTTTAAGAAGAATGAGTTGCCTACAACAGGGGGTAACTGATTCAAATCACCTAATGCAATCACAGGGATATTAAATTCTAATATCCATCTTGCCAATTCTTCGGGTACCATAGCGGCTTCATCGACTACGATGAGTCGTACATCGCCTTCTAGGTGTTCTTTACGAGTGAATTTAGGAACCCATATGTATCGGCTATTAGCAGTTACAATGGGGTCACCATTTTCATCTTCCTTAGGTACCATATCTATATTGCAAATGGAACTATGGATAGTTTTGGCATTTAGACCAGTACGGGACAATGCTAATGTCGCTTTACCGATATATGCCATAAACAGCACTTGGTCTGATGAGAGACATAGTGCTTCAATAAGTTCTCGAACGATAGTTGTCTTACCAGTACCAGCAGCACCTGATATTTCAAATACTTGTTTGGTTCTATGTTTCCACCATCGTAAGAGGTTTTCTAATGCGGTCTCCTGACCTCTATTTAATTCCATTAGTATAACTTCCTCTTTAAAAATACGTTAATAAGAGTATATACCTATGTAATGTAAGGTATATACTCTTATAGATTATAGTTCAAAGTCTATACTATACTCTTTTCCACCAATGAGTAGACTAATAGACTCAATCGTAATCGTGCGATCAAAATCCTTGAACGCAATCTTACGAATGAATTTATGTTGTCTCGGTAGACCAAAGTATGTATAGACGAGTGTTTTAATGATCTTATACATTTCAAGCATGTTAGTTTCACTGGGCATGTCATATAAACCAATAAAGGAGCGGAAATACTCCTTCAATAGTATATAGAATGAACCTTTAGACCATTCGTGCACTCGAATCGATTCAATTTGTCTAATCGAATCTTGAAATTTCAAACTGACTTCAGTTTGGTTCGAATTAGGCACGTTTCTGCTGGAAGCAAGTCGACCATTGATTATATCTTGATTATGAACCGTTAAGTTACAAAAACAATTAAAATCAGACTGTACAGGTTTTATCACTTCTAGCATACTGAGTACTACCCCTTACTTAAAAACAAGAATTAATTATGGGATTCTTCTGGTGTTACCACAGGTTGAGTTACTTCTGTATTCCCTGTAACAGTAGTTGATTCAACTGCAGGTGTTACTGTTGTAGTTGTAGTCGCTTCCACTGGATGTTCAGTAGTTGCCACTGGAGTAACAGTAGGTTCTGCATGTGTAGTTTCAGAAGTTGTAGCACTAGCGGCTGGAGCTTCAGTTGGAGAAACAGGAGCCGTTGTATGTTCAGATGTAGGGGAAGGTTGAACAGTTACAGTTGGAGTTGTTTCTGTTGTCCCTTCTGGTTTAGTTGGAGTAGGTGCTGGATTTTCTTCCACAGTAGGAGGTTTAACTTCAGGAAGTACTGGTGGTTGTACAGTAGCTGTATTGTCCTGATGACCAGGTTTACCTTCAGTCGGTTTCCAGTTACCTTCTTCAAAGATTTGTTTTAGAATTCGTTCAATGAATTCTTCACTAATCTTAGGATAATTAGTATATTCAGGACGATGAACGGATGTACCCGCTGGAACAGTATCAGACTTACCAGTAGTAGAAGAACCAGGTTCAGGGTCCTTTTCAGCAGGAGTTTCTGCTGGAATAATAAGGGCTTGCAATTTAGTCGCTAACGCCATATCTTTCTTAAGCAATTCATTAAACGCAACAGAAAGAATAGTTCTAAATAAAGAACTATTAATAGCTGGGCATTTGCATTGAATATATGCCAAATCAAGAGGTTTCGTTAAATCGTTAATCAAGCCTAATAGTTTAGTTAAATCTGCGATACGTTTGGATACTTGATGCATGATGCGAATATTAGTGGCATTATAACCCTTCATATTCACGATATCAGACTCTTGCGGATTCCAATAATCACAGTTTGTATCATCATTAGTTACATGGTAGGCATGTTCGTCTTCCAAGTGATGATGTGGACAGATTGTCTTAGCGTAATACGGATGAAGATTCATATCCATACGAGTATCATACCCAGGTTTATTTGGGATTTCTCGTTGATAGTCATATTCTGTCATCATATATTTTTCGATTGCTAAACGTTCCTTAGTATTCACTCTACGAATATCTTCGTAGAATTCATCTTTAGGTTCCGTCACATTCGGGTATTCAGAAGTTCGTCCAAACCATTGATGTTTATAGAATTTAGACATGATGGACCTCCTTTTATAGAGATGTTAACATAACTCTATGGATGCTTATTTGCACATTATGTTAATATAAGGAGGAAATTGATATGCAAAATGCAGGCGGAAATGATTTTTCATTAGACCAGTTTGAGTACTGTTATCTAGTAGAAGATACAGACCCATGTGCGACTCAAATGAAAATCTACGTTCCAAAATTAATGGGTCAGAAAACTGGCTCTGCAAATACAAATCAATCTGGGGTTGACCAAACCTCTTTTATGAACTCTAGTGATTGTAAACTAGAGTCCTCATCTCAAGTTCAGTCAGCAAACTATATCGTAGCACGAGTACAGATGCCACTTGCTCACAGACATACATTCCATGATTGTCCAGGCAACTGCGTTAACTTAGTACATGGTGCTCAAACATGCTGTCCGGGTACATCAGACCTAAAAGTCTGTCACCACTTCCATCACGACCATCATTTCCCTCATGAAGGGGATAAGGGTCTAATTCCAAAAGGGTCTCGACTCATCTGTATGTTTATGAATCATGACCCAAACGATTGTATCGTAACACGTATGGAAGTTATGTTCCCTAATGGACAAATTAACCCAATGGAACCTGCTGATGAACATCGTTAATCCATATAAGTGAGGTATCCATATGATATCAGATGCGAAAACGATAACGCAACAGATCATAACAGGGAAGAATCTTAAAATTTCTTATAAGAACTTCCAAATCGAGCAATTGGTAAAATTGGATAACCATAACGTATTACTACTTAACGTCTTTACGTTATTGAGTAAGTATCGTTACCATATTGCTAAATATACAAAAACATATGTCATGAATGATGTTGATGCTAAGAAGTATGAGTATAAACCATATATGCTCGCCAATGAACTATATGGTACCATTGAAATGGCTCCATTGATTCTTCGCATTAATCATATGACATCCGTTACACAATTCAAGGATCTTCAAAAAGGTATCAAACTCTTTAATGGTGATATCTTAGATTTCTTGAATGAAATGGTTATCAAGGAGAAAAGTATTATTACAGCAAACCGTTCTCAAATCAAAGAAGAAATCATTAATTTATAAACGGTTATGAAAAACTATAACAATAAATTAGGTTGCACACGCAACATGCATCAGACTGTATATGTATCAAAATATTTATACACAAGCGGGACCCTTAATCTCTTCCGATTGTCGTGTAAGCAGAGGGGTTTTAGAATCATTATTAAATAGCATACATTACTACAGTCAAGATCAAACTGGTGCTGCAACTATGTTCTTGTGAGTTATCATACTTAGGTGACAGCCTATTCATATAGATACTCAAAACAATCCCCTGCTAAGAGGGGATTTGCATAGGGTACATCAATCCACCCATAGTTCCTCAAGCTGCCATGTGTTGACTATGGGTTGTACCCAACACCTACTAGGACACGAACATCGCCGAATTTGTTGCTGAGGTTGTTTGTTGTTTCATAGTTTTCTCCTTAATAAATAAAAGAATAAATCAAAAGAACCGCATAGCGAACTGATTAATTTCAGACGCTATGCGGTTCTTTTATGTCTTTAGTCATCGATGGTAACAAGGTCAGCTCCTAAGGTATCATTCAATGAGAATGAGCGAGTCACTTCACTAGCTTCTTCTGTTTCACCGGCTTGTTTACGTGGTTTTCTATTATGAGCACCATGTAAACCAAATTCATTCCCCATATCTGCTAAATCAGATGCTAAGGAGAATTTAGATACAGAATGATCTAAGTTTACATCGTTCACTAACATAATCGTACTACCCTCTACGAATGGGTGATTGATGTACAATTGATCAGTCATAGTTTTGTAACGTTTCTTTAACTCTTTGATAGTTAAGTAACGTTTACCTGTAGAGCGTTCATTCTCTACATTCAGAACACCAACCCAGTCGGAGTTCTCTAATAGATCCCATGCTTGTGCTACGTTACCGCGACCAAGCATTTTACCCAAATCTTCTTTACCAGCATCATGGGCAGCATCGATTGCCATATTACCAGCACGGTTGATTTGTTGTGCTGTAATAACGGGGATCTTCAATCGGATGGCTAAATCTTTCATTTCATTAGATGCGTATTTCAAACGCATGATTTCATCTTGTGTTGGTTCTGTTGAACGAATACGTTTAATGTAGTCAAATACCAAGGCTATGACTTCATTGTTATCCTCTTCAATCTCATCAATGATGGTATATAAATCAGATGTACTGATTTCCAAGTTACCATAATATTTCATGATGATATTGGTTTCACCGTCTTCGAGTGATAAGCCACCTTTCTTACGCATTAAGTCAACTGCTTCTTCAGCAGAGAAGTTCTTAATATCATCAGTTGATGTAGAAAGGTTGAATAGACGAATCAAGGATTCTTCTACAGAGTTTTCTGTAGTAATATATAATACGGTTGGTCGTGCAGTAGGTTTACGTCTCGGTTGGATACGATTAAACGCTTTAATCCAATAGCAAGAGTATAGTAACATAGCAGATTTAAAGCCACCTGTTACCCCTAACCACATATATAAACGACCAGGTAAATAACCTGGTGACAGCATATCATTTAATGCTCGAACACCAGTCATCAATGCGAGATTATCATCTGCTGCATTCTTAATCGTTTCTTCAACGAATGGTTCCATGATATCACTTTCCAGACTGAATGTACTCATGGATGCTTTTGATTCGGATTTACGAATATCGGTTAATAGGTTACCCATAACAGTTTTAATTCTGTTAGTAGATTCTTCCATATTGAGATAGTCTCCGCAATTGATATCGGAGAGTGCTTCAAACATTTTATCTCGATAATAGAAGATGTATGAATGTTGAAGAAGAGTTTCAACTAATTTAATGATATATTGAATCTCTTCATGGTTTTTATCAGTGTACTCATCTAAGTACTTTAGAATGATTTTACATTCTGGTTCATTTGGGTCTTCTGCCGCAGATATTAGGGACGTGCGGTTAACAGTACCCATACTGATACGTGCATCTAAAGCACGTTTAGCAAACCAGAAACGAGCATACATCGTAACATCCTTTTCATAGGGGGACGGGTCTACGATGTTCAATAATTTTTGTAGATTATTTAGATGCATACGAGTAATCGTTGGGTCTTCTGAGAAGATAAATCCAATGAATTGCTGTAAATACATCTTTGTGAATTTTACTGGTACTTTATGAAGCGTTTGATCATAGGGTGATATGACATCACGTTGATTACGTTTCTTATTGTACGATACTTCTGAACTTAACAAGGGGGCGACCTCTCCTTACTTTATAATAAATTGAGTTCATCTTTAATGACATCTAACGGGAGTTCCCGTTTATGACGTATACTAATGAACTTCTGAATCTTTTCTTCATGTGAAATACCTGGATCAAATACGAATGCGTATTTGGTCAATAACGTATTTACAACTTTCTCATTTTCTTGTTCTCTGATAAATTGAGCTTCATCGGTCACGTCTATCTTGAATCGAGGTTTGTCTTTTACAAACTCTCGAAGATATTGTAACGCATAGGAGAAGTCAACTTTCTGAACTAAAACGATTTTAACTCGCACATAATCAGCTTGTACGGATAACATTAGATCGACCAAGTCTTGTGGTCGATCTCTATATATAGTAAAATCCTTAACTTGGATTGTGGTATATTCTTCTGCCATCGGATTCTTTACGAATTCCACAGCATACTTATGATTCTTTACATCATACACGCATAAATAGAATCCTTTATCTTTTTCTTCCCCATGTTGGAAACGAGAGAATGAGCCAGGATAATATACGTGATGTTTAATCACTGTGTTTGTATGGATATGACCAAAGAAGATAGGACCGCGACAAGCGTTAATCATTTCTTTGGAATCAAATACAGGTGCACGACTCATAGTGATTTCACTTTCTTGAGCCTTTGCCATAGCACCCACTTCTTTAAACATACCATGACCGAATATAAAATCATATTGGTCTGGTTCTGATAGATACGGTGCATAATACTCATCTTGATGTTCCATATATTCTTCTGGAACGTAGAGAATATCAATTCCTTCTGTTAAATGTTCCCGTTCTACGGTCATTATGATTTTAAAGTTGATATTGTTTCGTGTCTCATACTGACGGAAGTTATGAAGTTGGCGATTGTCATGACTCATCGTTCCTTGTAATACACGAATATACTTAATATCATTTTCAATACACACATCAACCACTTCTTCCATGAACATCATTACGGAATGGGCGGTTGAATAGTTCATACTAGTAATTCCATGGAATAGATCTCCACCGAATACTACCATATCTATACGCTTCCCATCAATCACTCGTAAGAAGTGTTCTTTGAGTTGTTCATATAGCTTCTCGGTTTTCACTGCACCAAAGTGAATATCTGCAATAAAGGCTACTGCAAATAGTTCATTCTGTATCATATAAGAGATCCTTTCCAATCATCAATACTGATGGTATTCAATAACTTGAATGCCTCATATAACTTCTCAAAGGCTGTTCGATAATCCACCATCTCTTCTACTTTCATAGCTTTAGATACGATAGGAACATCGGGTTTGCCTGTAAAACATACGATACGACAGGTTGTAATTTGTTCATAGAGTTCAGGTTCTCTGAATTGAATCAAATTTAAATACGCTGCCAGTTGCATAAAGTGTGTAAATTGTGGCTTCTTGGATGTTTTAAAATCAGCCAATGTCATTTCACCATTAATGATACCTATGAAGTCAATTGTTCCACCATAGCGTTCATTATGTAAACGAAGCTCACTGTATTTTGGTTCAACCTTACAGTCTCGTTTCCACTGTAGGTAGTAATTAAAACGAACATCAGCTTCTCTTTCCAATTTATAGTCTATATGTGGGGAGTAGTGCGTCTGATTGATATCACACTCGATTTTATTATGTACAAGTGTGCCTAGTAATGCTTTCTCATCTAAGAAAGCTCTATATTTAATTCGTTGAAAGCCTAACCAATTAGACCAATCCATTAACCCCTTTTTATTCAATAAGGAAATAATCTGAGTTACGGATGGAATCTCATGGGCTTTACTATTATAATATGGTAAATGTGCCATTTGTCTATTTCCTCCTATTAATGTCATTTTACGTTATCACGTTGTCATAATGTATATTTGAAATTACCCGTTGGTAAATTCATCTATATATTATAACTATGCTTATATACCATTTTCTTATCATTACCATAGGAGGTAAATCATATGGACAAGTTGTATGTTGCAGTAGGAGAATGTCTCCGCGGTCACTATGTCATCTTTTTACGCGGTATTGGAAATGTATATCGTATACTAGCCCATGATGATAGAAAGACATTCTTAGATATCGTGAACGATAATCTACCAAAAGACCAAGGTAAATATGCGTTGGATATTGAAAAGTATATGGAATTAACAGCGACCGAATTTCGTGTAGAACTGTATAGGGAAGCTACCAATGCTGTTATGAAAGCATATGAGACATATAAGGGTCAAGACTTCTTACAATATAAAGATATGCCAGTTGTTAGGTACATCTATGCACCTGAGACATTTGGTAAGAAAGCAGAGAACGCATATTTTAGACATTTGGCCAAAAGACATCAATAGGAGGTAATTATTATGATGGGTGACACAATTCATGCAAGAAAGTATTTCATTCGTGTGAAAGATTCTCTTAATTTATGGGTTACAAAATCCAATGAAGACAAAGAGGTTTTCACTAGTTTAGTAGATGAGCATTTAAGTATTCATTTCATGGAAGGTCTTGATGTAGATTATTATGCTGGTATTGAAGATGATGAAGAATACAAAGAAGAATTAGCCAAAGCTATCAATGAAATCATTGATGAATATAACCAAAACCTTAAGAATGAGGTTACCAATGATCCAATCATCGGTAATGCATTTATCAGTGATTTACGTGCACCAGGAGATTTAATAGGTTTTAAACACAAATAGGCTATAGAACTTTATCTCCTGTATAACGTATTAGTATTTAGACGTATATGGCTATATAAGGAGCGTGAAAGACTATGCCAGAAGAAAACACATGGTATATTAAATTGGTGAAGCCCAACCACGAAGCCCAATGTATTGAGAATAGAAACTTGATCAACTTTATGATTGATCTAGTCACATTCATGCGTACATATTATTCTTGGGAAGACTCATTGACAATCGTCGATTATGATGATTACAAAACAGAATTAATGGCAAAACGGGCTATCTTTGAAACATTGAAAAAGATGTTTACAAAGCATATCGTATTATCCAATGGAAATGGTATATATAGCAAACTTTCCGAGGATTATATCCTTACGTTCTTATCACCGAGTGATAAGTAAACGAAAAGAAGAGAATGGAACCGAAGTTCCATTCTCTTTTTATTTTTTTAGCTATCTATTAGAAATGATTCATGTTATGGTAAGATGGCATAGCATTAACCATTTGAGTAGTATAGCCAGAGTTGAAGTCAAGGTAATCGCGAAGGATGCGATATTTGTTCAACAATGCAGAGCCGATTTCATTGATTTGTGGGGATTCATAACGAGTAGCTGTGAATTCCAAATCAAGAGATACAGCAGCATGAGAGCCTGGTTCAAAGTTGAAATGAGCTTTTGCAACTTTCTTAGGCATCATGTTGGAGAACATAGCACAGTATTCAATATCGATACCAGTTGGGTCGGTATTTACAATGATAGTTTCCATTACATGGTTGGACGCTTTGAATTGACATTCAGGAGAGATTTGACCATGATAATGGGACAAACCAGTCAATGGGTCAGAGATACCAGTCATCCAAGTATCAATGAATTCGCGGATTGGAGAACCAGAGAATTCGTATACTTTAATAGTTAAGGAATCAGTTTCATCTTTAACTACGTTAGGAATTTGGAATTTATTCCCTGCGTAACCACCAGTCAATTCTTCAGTTTCCATTGTAGTATCAGCGATACCATCAATGCCAGTGAAACCAAGTTCGAGTAAGTGTTTAAAACGTTTTGCAGCCGCAATATCCATACGTTCCATGAAACGTGGAAGTCGTACGATGAAGATACGGGAATAACCAGCACGAAGAGGGTCAAATTGGTCAATGTTCTTTGTGGAAACATCAAGACCGCCAACCCATAAGCCGAATTCCGAGAAATCTTTCGTATTGCGTTTAATATTTTGCTGGATAGATTTCATGTTATATTACGACTCCTTTCTTATGTTCTTGGGTTAACGTCGATTTCGATGATAGCACGTTTTTGGAATGTACGGAATACAATTGCCAAGTATACGTGAACGATAGAACGAGTTTTTTCCCATTTATTCATAGAAACTTGGATGTCGATAGAACGACATTTAGTTCCTTTATAACCACTGAAGATTTCTTCGCAGTCTTGACGGAAAATTCTCAATTCATCTTCATCAGAGAATTCATAACGGCGTTTACCCGCCATACGTTCAATTTTGCGTTTGATTTCAAGCAATACTTGAACGTTGTTTTCTTCACTCAAGTCGGAGTTTTTAACTTGGGAAGTGTTTTGAGTACCACGAATGTAAGTATCTTCATCGATAGCTTCGATGTAGTTGATTTGGTACTCAGTGAGTAATTTTTCTTTGATTTCCATATCGTCAGCATCGATTAATGGACGAATGGAGTTCTTAGTATAACCACTCATTGTAGCATAACGTTCACCAGCCATAGGAACATGGTTACCGTAAGTAGCTACGTGTAATGGGTAGCGTTGAGCCATCCATAATGTATTGGTAACAGGAATGACTTTACCTGTGATAGGATCTACAGTTTTGAACATACCTGCGTTTTTGGATACCATGAATGTATTGATGTCTTTCAATGTTTGACCCATTGTGTATACATCGTTTACATTTGTCAAGAGGTTAGTGTCAAGACGAACAGCAGCATCCATACGTTTCAATGCTAAAGAAGCCATTGCTTTCTTAGTTTGAACAGAGTAGTTCGCATCAAGAATCAAGTCAACTGGAGCACGACGTTTGGATTTAACTTTAGCGTCAACACCACCTTGGAATGCCATTTGGTAAGCTTTATCGATAGCTTGTTGACGTTCTTGTTTGGACAAGCCAGAACGAGGGTCGAAGTCACCATCGGAGCCACCTTCAAGACCAACACCTTCAATATCCATCACATGGATAGTTTGTTTACCGCCTTCGATTTCGATGAATTTATCATCTTCTTCAGTGAAGCGGTTGTAGCCAAAGATATCAAATGTTTCCATAGTGTATGGAAGTTCGTTTTCTGGTTTTACAGGAGTTGGAAGAGTTGTTGCAGCTAAACCATTAGCAGTAGTGTATTTCAAGTATGTGCCATTTTGGAAGTTACCATCTTCGGCAGTCAACAAGTAGTATACACCTTCTTCAGCAAGTTTAGTTGCAGGAAGTTTTTTAGTTTCAACCACGTTCAATTTAACGAAGCCGTCACCATTAGTACCACCAGTGGAAGTATCAGCTTTCACAAAGTAGTCATATACTGGAGTTGCAGGAGCAGATGCACCTGGAGCTACTGCTTGAAGAATCAAGTATAAGTAGCTAGCATCAGCATCAGTATATGTAGGAAGAGCAGTCAATGTATTTTCAATATGAGTGAATGTCATATCGTTGTATGTCTTATTCACGTTGTCATATTTTACATATGTGCCTTGAGCGATGTTACGACCACCAACTACGTCAGCAGCAGTCATGTAGTATACAACCTCAGGATCAGGTAATGTCGCAGTTGTAGCTGGACGACGATCTACAGAAACTACTGTAGGAGGAATGAAACCATTTTGGTCATATACTTTTTTGTATTGATCGAATACTTCGAGAAGTGTATCGTAGTAGAATTTAACGGATACACGGGAAGAACCTTTACCACCTTCATCATTGATTACATCTTCGATGTAGTTAGTGATTTGAGTGTTAGGGTCCAATGCATCGATGTAGAAGCAAACATTGTAAGATTCTAATTTCTTAGTACCTTTTTCAGTGCTGATTAATTCTACACGATAATTTTTGTATTCGTTATCACGGTCAGCATTACGATCATGAGTAATACGAATACGGAAGTCTTGGCCATATTTACCAGGACCAAGGCAAGCGAAGCTGAACAATGGAAGACGTTTCCATCCATCGATATCAGTTGCCGCCATAGCGTTGGAATAGATTTCCAACATTTCCAAATCAGAAACATCTTCACGTTTGAATGTTTCGAATTTGAGTTTCAATTTACCTGCGTCTACTTTGTAGCTTACAGTTTGAATGAAATGAGCATATGTAGCGTTGTCAGCAGTAACACGCAAGCATTGCGCTTTAGCGTTACCTGTATATAATGCTACATATGGCATATACATAGGTTGACCGTAAGTTTGGTAGTCAGGTAAACCATATTCATTTACGAAATCAGTGAAAGATTTCTTTAATTGAAGTTTGTTACGACCTTTAGGAGATGTGAATACACATAGAAAAGTCGGACCACTATTATCGGACGTATAATCTTCGAAATAGGTATTATCGTTGATATATACGGCTTCATGAGGTTGAATCCACTCAGGGATAATTTGACCTGCTCGTGGCATATGTTAACCCTCCTTTAATATTTATAATTTGGTATTAAATTATTAATTTAATGTTTGTTTTAACCCCAGAGGGCTTTTACAGATTACATTAGAATTTGAGTAGTTGTTCCATCGGAGATGTTTGTTCTTTACGGTCAGTACGAGTCGTAGTAACCGCAGATACGATGGATTCGTCCATGTTCTCGAATGTGATAGCGGCAAAGGATGAGTTATATTTTGTAATCTCCTTAGTATTCGCTGTAGTGTAGTCGTATCGAGAAATAGATGGATTTTTACCAACTAAGTATCCAAACCGATATTCAGGCTTGGCTGGATCTCTATAGATTTCGCTGATAACCAATTCTTTGATTACGTCAGGAATGTCGAATTTGACCCCATTCAGTTCAAAGTTTCTATCCCATAGTGTGATGATGTCATCGTAAGAAAATGATTTTGGTAGTTTACCAGCAGTTAAAATCTTCAAGAAATCTTTAAATGCAACCACTGATTGTGGTACCGCGGTTTGACAGAAGATATCCGTATTATAGTACTTCAATACATAATACATCTCTTCACCTTTACCAACTAAATCTAATTTCTTCTTCTCATATCCCCCTGTAGGATAGGTTACTATATGAACGGGCAAGTTCACTGTGCGTAATTGAAGAGGTTGTTTGCCATCAACATCTTTGAATGTTCGGATATTAAAGATACCGAGCACTGCGAAGTGATCGCCGACCATGCGTGCAATGTTAGTATTGAAATAATATTCGGGTATATAAGCCTCCATATACTCACCATTAAATTCAACATTTGCACCATTTTTAGTAAACGGATTAGCCATTGTGATAGCCGTCCTCCTATTCTTATTTTTTTGACAAAAAATATAGGGTAAGGAGCTGACTCCTTACCCTATTGTCATTCTGCGTTAATTACAAAATCAACGAGCTCTTTCATGTATTTAGTGCGGTTAGCGATGTATTCGTCGGATGTATTGGTATCATGACGAATGATGTTAACCAATGATGTTGATAATGCATTGCAGAATTGTTTAGTGTATTGATCCATTGTATCTGGTTGATGCTTAATAAAGCGAGCAAATAAGAATACGAATAAGTTATTGTACTCTTTATACTCTTCACCAAATTCATTGGATTCTAAATCCATCATTAATTGGAATGGAAATTTTAAGCCATTCTTCTCAGCTTTTTCTACTGCTTTAGCGATAGTTTCTTCCATTTGTTTATGGAAACCATGAAGAATAGATTCATTTCCTTTTTTGTTTAATAGTTCGATGATCGGTGTACTCAATGGTTCTAATGTAGCAGCATCTTCTAATGCTTTGATATTAGTTTCAATGATAGTACGTTTATCATCAGACAACCCTTCTTCAGTCAATTGATGACGATAGAAATTTAAGATATATTCATCGAATGTGCTACTTTCAATAATCTTAGTCGTTTCTTCAGAAACATACTCATCATATTGTTCTTGAAGACGATTGATCATAGCATCAACGTCATCGAGTTGTTGTTTTGTAGCAGCAAATAATGTCAGCATGTCACGTTCGAATGTAGGCATGTCGAAATCATCTGGTTGTACTTCTGGAATAAAGAAGTTGCCAACTGGACCATCCTCTTCATTGATGGTCAGAACCTTCTTCACTTCTTCATCACTGAATCCATTGATTTCCTCTTCGGTACATTCGGATAGACGAGCTAAGATAATTTTAGCATCTTCTTCATCCATAGGAAGAATAGCTAAGATTTTATTCAATGCAAATTTACGTGTACGTACAAATGCATTGATTAAGTTACGAATCTCCATTGCTTGAATGACTTGAGCGTATTCTTTTTCTTCTGGAGATAATGTATCTGGGAGTTCAATATGTAAATCTCCTAATTGGTCAACTAATTTAGTTGTTTCATTATTCGTTGTTTGAGTCGGCGTATTCTCCATCGATATCTCCTTCTAATTCTTTACTAATAGCACCTTGAGCTTTCATCCTAAGCTCAGCATACTGTTGCAAGAAGTATTGGTATACATCTGCCACAATACCATCATATACATAATCTTGATCGTTATTGAATACAAGATCTAAAAATGGTCTACGGAAGTTACCGTTAATTACATGCTCTTCGATACAATATCGGATAACGGAGATATCAAAGTTATCTTGATTGAAGTATTGCATCATATCAATCGGTTCGATATTAATATCTTTTGCAATGGATAATACGACGTTGATATTTGCTAATAATGTAGCAAATACTTCATCATCCACTTTTTGTTTCATAGCCAATGTGGACACGTCTTTGGCTTTCTCGCTGTGTGCGAGCTCATCTAGGATAACTTCTAAGTTACCCAACGTTACTCGTGCTAAATACTTAGCAACGTTTTTAGTATAATTTACAGTGAAGAATTCATAGAGTGCTTCACATACATTTTGAGTTCCTTGATGATCCAATGCATCGATAACATCAGGATCAATATCTAAACGGAACTGGTCTTCAATTTTACGAATGATAGCGAGATAGAAATCGTTCGCTTCATTTCGAAGTTGTTTTACGTATTCTTCATCTTCACCATTGTTGATTGCTAACAAGTCAGCTTCATCACTGAAGTTTTCTACGAAGTTAGTCCTCATTTCAAATGGTTCTTTGATTTGTGTAGAGATAAATTCATCAAGAAGTTCTTGAGATAAATCTTTAAGAGGTGATACTTCGATGACATTGTCACCTAACACCTCGAATTCGTTGTCATTTGTGAGTATCATAATACACTCCTTATGTATAAATTTCGAATAAGTATATACTTCTCTGTACTACGGAGTTTATTTTTTTACAAAATAGATGGTATACCGAAGTATACCATCTAGTATTAGTCACTATTCAAGATATCACATACATCGAATGCACCACTATAGTCATCATACCCAGCATCTTCATATGGAGCATGGAGTTTCTCTTGATATTCATCATTGATAACACCGACACGTAATCCTGAAGATGTGTTAATATATTGCTCCCTAGCACTTTGATAGTATGCTGGAGGAGGGTTAAGGTCCACTTTCTGTTGTGGTACATCATCGATTTGCAATCCACCATATGATTGGTAGATGGACTGGCCTTGCGGATTAGGGAAGTATTGTTTCAATTCATCGGGTAATGCGTTATAGGCATCATCATAGGTTTCTACTTTCTTAACTTTCTCCCCAATCGGTTTCCGTGGGTCATATTTAGTGATACCGTAGCGAGTAAGTTTACTACCATGGTAATATACGAATAACGCAATTAAGTATGCCATAACAACGTCATCATGCTCACCAGGAGCTGCTTCAATCTTACCACTTGCCTTTTGAATCAAGTTATTCAAATCATCAATCAATTCACGACAAATGAAATCAGACTTACGTTCAGCAACGTGTCGTAATAAAATTTGCATCATCATTGGTCGAGTAGTTGCTGTTGTAGCTACACCATAGAAACGACGGTTATTAGGGTCATTCATAACCATACCATGTTTATCTAAGCGAGATTCCACATCAGGTACCATAGCTTTATCGATATCATAGTATAAGTTAGCTGCAATGGAGCTTCGTTTAAGAATCGCAATAATAGCAGAACCTAAATGGTTAGACTCGATGGCTACCAATGCTTTTGGTATATATCGGTTAACGACTTGAATGATATTCTGTGCAGTTTCCACAGCATCTGCTAATGGGGTTTTCATACAGGCAACTGGATGTAATGTATATGGGTCAATGACCATCAATACCGTATTATCGTTGTTTACCCCTGTTGCGCAGTCGACACCTAGGATATATGGAACAGATTTATCCAATCGTTCATATACATAGAGAGTAAAGATTTTATTAACCATGATTTCATCAATGGGCTCTTTACGGAACCCATTGATGGTATCTAAGTCATCTGGATCAAATGGGGATTGTGATGTACCACGAATACGTTGTAGTAATACTTCCCGCTTAATCTTGATTTTATCCCAGTTCGATACGGCACAAACCTTTTGGTACCATTCTTCATCCATACCGATTTGCTTATAGTTGAATTCGATATAGACGATACCATTTCGGGAATTGGCTTTCAAGAAGCCTTGGATATCTTCTTCCGTCATATCATATAATCGTTCTGTAAATACGGCAGCTTGTTCCCGAGTACTCATAGAATCTTTTACTGGTTGAGAATCGATATTACCTGGTGTTGTAATAAAGATACGACCAAACATCGCACCGTTCTTCTTGGCATTTTCGGCAGCACGTACATATGCTGGACCTGCGGCCATGATGATAGTGCCGATATATTTCGTAAACTCAACTTCGTCATAGAACTGAATTGGTGCGGAGTTACCACGACCGATACCGTCTGCTTTTTCTTCTGTTGCCGCTGATGGTTTAGAATCGATACGGTTACCATTAACAGGGTTCGTCATGGTTCGAACGTTGTCGAGACCTTTGACCTGTTTGAAGTCACCGCTTTCATCTAATTCAATACCATAGCGATGTTGCATATAGATTGGTAATACATCTTTTTGTTCTTTCATCTTTCTCAAGTTATCATCAGAGTCTTTCTGAGATTTATTGGAGAAGTTGAATACGGAGTTTGATGTACCAAATATATAAGCCCAGTTTAAACAGGCTAACATAGAGTGTGTTTTAAAGCACTGACGTGGGATTACTAGATACAAGTCGATATTTCTAAAGAAACACCAGCAAGCAGCTAGGTTACCACGATGTAATCTGAATTTAGAACCCGCACCTGGTCCTGTACCACCACCTTGTTCTGGGATACGGACACATTCTCGAATGAAGTACCATGGGTTAATAATACATTCATTGATGATAGCTTGTACTTGTTCTTTCGTTAGATTAGGACTGAATGGATCAACGTCAGCTAAGTCAGGATTATATAATGCTAAGAAGAACGCATTGTTCTTAATCCCTAATGATTTTAAATCCATTGCTGTCTGAATAAATGATAAGTTCGATGTGGATATATGATAGAAGAAAGGAATCCCTCTTGCATCAATCCCATAGAACTTAGACATGTCATAACCCATAGCGGGTTTGGCTCCAGGTGGTATAAATGTTTCTTCCATAGAACCTCCTATAATAAGAATAAATAAGTCATTAGGAGCGAACCCCTAATGACTTATACTATTAGCCTTCATACCCAACTGGATATTTTACATACAAACCATATTTCTTAGGAGCAATCTTAGCTTCCAAGATGATTTGACGTAATTCTTCGAGTTCGGATTTTTGTTTTTGTAGCATAGATTTAGATACACGAACGCGTTTTCCTAACTCTGGATCTTCTAGTAGAGATAAAGAGTAGTTTACAATACTAAGGAATCTATACACGCGTTCGATTAAGAAGATTTTATCATCACTTGTTTCCATATCGGAAATTTCGATACGGATGATATCGATTTCTTTATTATCTACTTTCTTAACGAAGCCATGTTTATCAATGAAGTCTTGGATAATTTTAGTGGCCTCATAGATAGCTTGTACCTGTTCTACAATATGAGCTTCCGCAATCTTTTCTTGCATTTCTTGCATCTTAGGATTAGACGCTTCTAATGCAGGAACTTTACCGTTCACATTGGTGAATTTTATAAAGATTTTCTTCATCACAGCCTTCACATAGTTAGATGTGAGACCATCAACGTATTTTTTAACGTTAAAACGAAGGGTACGTGTACTATACTTCATATCATTGATAGATTCAAAAATCATGAGCAGTACATAATTCAATGTATGTTCAAATTCAGTAACATTTCTATCAATTGTTTCTAACATACCGAAGTTGGTCAAGATCTTATTGAATGCTAATCGATAACGTTGTTCGGATTCTTCTGTAGCATGAAGCATAGAATCAACAGGAAGATCTTGTGTATAGTTAACATATCCGGCGGCAGTTAAGAATGGAATGATATACAAATCACGACAGATAGCACTACGAGCCACAGCATTACTTCTATAATCAAGAGAGGTAAGTGCTTGTCGTACAATCATAGTTACTTTTTCTGGTAATTCATAGTTGAACACCACTTGTTCAATACGGTATAACAAGAGTGTTGCGATTTCTTTTGCGTTGAACTGTTTACTGGAGTTATATAATAGATTGGAGTCGATTTCAACATACCAATCATCTGTATTTTGCCAGATATCGATAATATCATCTGTGGAATTGCTTAATACTTTAACAGAGATATCTTTAATATCTTCAAAGGTAGGGAACAGATTAAACCCAAAGAATGGACTTTGACCAGTCCGATCAATAATCGAGAATTTAGTTTCGATATTGAAAATACGTTTTAATATTCTAGCTATGTGGTATAGACTTGCCTCGATAGCATCTTCGTCACGAGTATGGATGATGTTATCGAACTTATCACTAAGCTCTTGGAACTCCATACCGTTCACGATTGATTCGAGGTTGGTCTGAATTCTAGCACGATTGTTGGTATTCATAGTAACCACCTTTCTAATCAATGTTATTTAAGTGTCTAACTAAGCATTATCTAATGAGAAAAAAAATAGAGATAGAACTAACTGTTCTATCTCCATATGTTATTCATCGATATGATCCCCAACTATTTGGCGAACATCTTCACGAGTTTCACCATTCCACACGGTAATATCATATAGTGTTTCAAAGAAAGATTTTTGGGTAGACCAAATGCCTTTTAAGTGGAATAGTGTGCTATTAGTATCGTGATCTGAATTAATTGATTCCTGTTTCCTTACAAGCTCTTCAACCTTATCAATGACTGCGACCGATTCATCATACTTCTTATCTAGGTCTCTGAGAACCTTATTAGCATACATCCAAGCGTTAGCTGGCTTTTCCATCTTTTTGATAAGAGGTTCATTATGTAACAAATCAACCAACCTATCATGTAAAGGTTGAGTGAAGCTAGTACATTCGGAACGTTCATATTCTTTAGACGAGATGTATTTATTGGTTGCCTTCATCAATTCACTATAAATCTTATTATATGTTACAAGAAATTTAGGATCCAGTATAGAAATTTCTGTCGCTGGAGCCGTCTTAAGGTCATCTGGTAGATTCTTAAATTCATCTCTCTCGGCCCTAAGTTTCTTAAATTTATCAACGATCGTTAATTTGAATTTATCTATAATAGTTTTTAATTTATTC